TTATGATGCGTGGAAATTAGCAAATTATGAAAATAATTTAGCAAAAGTACAAAACGAAAAAACAAGTTTTTTTGATAAAACATTAGGTGTACCATTAAGAGCATTAGCAGATTATGTAAGTCCTTTGACTACTGGAACAGATTCAATAATAAAAGATGAACAAGGAAATAAAACATTTTTACCTTCATATAGTGAAATAAAGCAAGAAAAAGTTAAAGAAGATTATAATAGCAATTTAGCTAGAGGCTTATCAGATATACTATATGGTGGAACAAAGATATTAGCATCTACAGCAACAGATCTAGCAACTGGAGGAATTGGTGGTAAATCTCTTTACTGGACAGACATGGCAACTGATAATTATAAAAATTTAAAAAATCAAGGATATACAAATGAACAAGCAGGAGCAAATACAATTATTTCTACTGCATCAGAATTTTTAACAGAAAAGTTATTAGGTGGTGTGTCTGGTAAATTAACTGGTAAATTTGGTTTAAAAGGTGCAAAAGGACTAGAAAAGAGTGGCTTAGATGATTTAATAACTAATCAAGTAAGCAAATTTATTCAAAATCCAACAATAGCTAGTTTAATTGGTAGTATGGGTTCTGAAGGTTTAGAAGAATTTACGCAAGAATTCATAGGAGCTATAAATAACAAATTAACTTTAGGCGAAGATACAAATATAGAAGATTTAGTAAAAGATGCTTTATATAGTGGAATTATAGGAGCTGGAACAGCAGGTCTTGTAAATACTACATTATTACCAGGAACTATACAAAACACAAATATAAATCAAAATTTAGCAAATCAACAAATAGATACAACACAAGAAGCAATTCAAACACAGCCTATAAGGCAAGAAATAGAAACACCTGTGCAAGAAAGCACTCAGACTAATACAAATACTAATGCAGAACAAAAAACGTCTGAAACAGGCTTAAATGAAGTTAAAAATCTACCTTTTGAAGAAAATACACAAAGACGTTCATCAATTTTAGATAAATTAAGTACTGATGAAAGACAATCATTAAGAAATATATTTGCAAAACAAGTAAATAATGAAACATTAAGTCAAGAAGATCTTAATCAATTAGAATATTTACGAAGAAAAGCTAATAACATAAAGAATCCAGAATTAAAAACAAATAATACATTTAATGATTTAAAATCAGACTATGGAAAATATTATAAAAACGCAACTCTTGATGATTTTGATAGTACAATGCTAGAAAAAGCAGAAAATACAATATCTGCAAACAAACAAGGAAAGAGAACTAAAGCAGAATGGCTTGATGTAGCAAAAAATATTGGTTTACAAGCAGATAATATGAATAGTGAAGAACTAAAAAGATATGCATTTGAAAGTTTTAAAAGTGCAGCTCCTAATCAATCAACTAATTTAAATAGACAAGGACAAAAATATGTTAAATTTGGTATTGATGAGTGGGTTAATTCTGTTTATGAAGGTGCTGGTGTTGGAAAACAATTGGAAAGTAAGCAATCAACAAGTGATAATATACCTGCAAAAGTAGAAAAAGAACCTGTATTAAAAGTTGAAACTACTGGAGAAAAAGGAAAACAATATTTTGAAAATAAAGGTGCTTCATCAGATGTTGCAAAAATATTATCAGAAACTCCTAGAGAAAGACAAGCAAAATTGTCTTTAAAAGAAAAAGCTGAAAAAGCAGTATCTGATATTAAACAAAATGTCAAAGAAATAAGAAGAGCTTTTGTTGATAAAGGTCAAGAAATATACGATTTAGGAAAACATAATAAACAATTATATCCTAGTTACGATTTTATGGCTTTGTCAGAGTCAGCAGGACAATACCAAATAGGTAATGCTCAAACAAATAATGAAGGTAAAGCATATAAAAACTTTAAAGATAAAAATGGTAAACAAGTATCAATGTCTCTTAAAGGAATATGGAATGAAGTAGACAGTGCAGGATTGAATAATATCATGGATGAGTATTTAGCACATCAATTAAATACTGATGTTTATGGAAGAACAACAGCTACTTCACAAAATGAAATAGATGAAATTATGAAGCAAGCAGAAATTGGCTTTATTTCATTTGAAGAAGCACAAGAAATGACTGATGCAAGTAAAAGAATCCAAAATGTGTTTGGTGAAAATGTAACAAAAGAAGATTCTTTAAAAAGAATAAAAGAAATAGAACAGCAATATCCTGGAATTAAAAATTTAGCTAATAATATTTGGCAATATGGATATAATATGTTAGATAACATGGTAGATTCTGGCTTAGTAAGTAAAAAACAAGCAGAAGAATTTAAAAAAGAAAATCCACATTATGTAAGATTACAAAGAAATGTTGAAAATAAATCAATAGCAGAAAATTTTGATGGAATTGACCTATCTAAAGAAGGTGTCAAAGTCAGAAGTGGTATTCAAGAAAGAAAAGGTGGAACACAAGATATTTTACCTTTTAGAGATACTATGGCAGACTACACTAGATATATAATGAGACAATCAAGATTAAATCAATTCAGCAAAAATTTAGGTACAACTTTAAATACATATATCGACAGTGATTCATCACAAATAGATACATCTGGAATAACATACGGAGATCAAATACAAGAAAATAAAGATGGTACTTATACGCTTAGATATTATGAAGATGGAAAACCTAAACAATTATTGATTGATAAAGGCATATATGATGCATTACAACCAAATAAAAAATATCAGTTTGAAGACTGGCTACCATTTAAAATAACTGGTAAAGCTAGCAAAATACAAAGAGATTTAATAACTGGTAAAAATATATTATTTTCAACAACAAACGCACCAAAAGACCTATTTAATGCTGTTTTTAATACTAAAAATTCAATACCTAAATTTTTCGCTAATTATGTTAAAGCAATTCCAGAAGTTATAACAAATGGAGAAACTTATCAACAATATAAAGCATTAGGTGGAAATCAAAATACATATTATAATTATGAAGAAGGATATGTAAAAGATAAAAGCAAAATAAAAGCTTTAAAAGCAGGAAAAGCAATAATAAAGGGTATTGAAAAGATAAATAACTTTGTAGAAACTCTACCAAGATTAGCAGAATTTAAAACATCTTTAGATAACGGTAAAAGTGTGCAAGAAGCTATGTATAATGCAGCGGAAGTAACCACAAACTTTAAACGTGGTGGAAACGTGACAAAAGCAGTAGATAGAGTTGGAGCAAATTACTTTAACCCATCAGTTCAAGGAGCTAGTAAATTTGTTAGAAACTTTTCAGAAGCTATAGAAAACAAACAATATGCTAAAATACTAACAAGAGTGGCATTGTTAGGTTTAACACCAGCATTAGTTGGAGAAATAATGTGGGGTGATGATGATGAATATACTCAATTACCAGAATATCAAAAAGATAATTATTACTTATTTAAAAGTGGAAATGGTAACTGGATAAGAATTCCTAAGGGACAAGTTCAAGGAGCTTTACAATCATTACCTAGAAGAGCAATATCTGCAGTTAGAGGACAAAAAAATGCATTCTCAGGATTCGGAGATACAATAGCTAATAATGTAGCACCAAACAATCCATTAACTGATAATGTATTAGGTCCAATTATATCAGCAAAAGAAAATAAAGCATGGAGTGGAAATCAAATAGTTCCAAGTTATTTAGAAAATCCAACATATCCAAGTGAAGAATATACATCTGGAACGGATGAATTTAGCAAATGGTTAGGTAAAAAAACAAACACATCACCTGCTAAAATCAATTATTTATTAGATCAATATACAGGTGTTTTGGGTGATGTAGCATTACCTATGATGACTAAAAAGACAACAACAGGTGATAACAATATACTAAATCCTTTAAAAAGTAAATTTTCAACTAATGTAGCATATAGCAACAAATCACAATCTGAATTTTATGAAGCTTTAAATAGAGCCGAAGATGGAAAAAAGAAACGTGATCCAAATTTGGAAGATTCTGTTAAATATAAATATTTATCAAGTGTTCAAAAAGACATGGCAGACTTAAATAGAAAAGCAGAAGAAATACAATCATCAAATAAATCATCAAAACAAAAATATAAAGAAGTAACAAAAATAAAAAATCAAATAAACGAAATGGCAAGAAATGCTGTAAAAAAAGCAGAAAGTGTAGAAAAAGAAGACAATTATATGAAAATAGAGAACAACTACTATTATAAAATTGTTGAAGATGGTAAAATAAAATATCAGAAAGCTACTGCAAAACAAATAGAAAAAAACAAATATGCTTTATCTGATTATTTTCAAGAAATGTATGAAAAAAGCAAAGAAAAAGATAAGGAGAGTGATTAAAGGATACATATTAATCAAAGAACATTAGATGCAGAAATGGTCCAAAGAGACACTGCATCTTTTGCTGTAAGACCTAAAGTGCGAGGAGAAAATTTACTCGAAGATGGAGATGAATTTTATTTCACATTAAGAAAAATCAAAAATGGTCCAATACTATTACAAAAAATAGTAAATACATTTGATGATGGATATGCATTAATAGAAATAGAATCATCAGACACAGAAAACATATCACCAGGTACATACATATATGATCTTGTTGCAGTTAGAAAAGATGGAACAAGAGATTCGTTTATACCAGGTCAAAGAGATGATGCTTATTTTGTTATAAAGGAAGGTGTTAAACAAGGGCAATAGTAGCAGATACACTAATAGAAATTGAAGTAGATGGTGGAGTTCGTGGTAAGCAGGGACTAACTGGAAATGACGGTAATACTTATGATGTTCAAATAAGAAATGTAACTACATTACCAGCAGGAAGTCAAGCTACAGGAAGTTCAGAATTAGATAAAACAAATAATGTTTTATATGTAGATTTAGGAATACCAAAAGGAGATCAAGGAATACAGGGAGAAGTTGGTAATACATTATTTACTACTTTTGATGTTATAGATGGTAAGTTAATAGCATATTATTCAACAGAAGATAGAGATTATGATTTTCAATTAAATGGAAATAAGTTGGAGGTGATACTAAATGCAGAATAATCAAATTTCAGAAGTATTAGGTGTTGTAGCTATGGAACCTAAAGGAGAGTATAATGCTGATACATTTTATGAAAAATTAAATGTAGTAACATATAATAAATCTTCTTATGTAGCTAAACAAAAAACACAAGGTAATTTACCTACAAACACAACATATTGGCAACTTTTAGGTGGAGGTTTGCAAGTAGAAGATGTTGAAGATAGAATAGAATCTTTTGATACTGTAGCAGATATGAAGGAAGCAGATTTAAAAGTAGGTATGACAGTACAAACATTAGGATACTATGAAGCAAATGATGGTGGAGCTGCTACATACCAAATAACAGATACAGAAAGTCAGACAGATTATCAAGAAGAATTAGATAACGAATTATATGCTACATTAATGATAACAAATAATTATTTAACTCCTGAAATGTTTGGTGCGAGAGGGAATGGTTCTACTGATGATACTTTAGCATTTACAAATATGCTTAATTTAAATAAGAATTGTTTTATTCCACCAAAAACATATAAATTATCAGCACCTATTGTTATTCCAGCACATTGTTCTTTTCAAGGATTTGCTCATAGTAGATTATTAAATTCATATGTAGCAAAAAAAACAATTTTAGATTTTAGAGGAAGTAATCTGTCTAATGTTACATTAATTAGTGGAGATACAGTTGGATGTGAAAATATATGCTTGATATCTGATTCATTTCAAGTAAGTGAAAATAGAAATGCACAAACAATAGCAAATAAAACTGATTGGTTTAACATAACAATTAATAATCAAAATGTAAACGGATTTAAAGTTAATTATTGTAAGAATTGTTCTGCTGTTGGATTGAGTGGAAATGCTTTCGAAACTGGATATGGAATTATTGAAAGTTGTGTTGCTGAATTTTGCAATATAGCTTTTAAATTTAATTCTGATGGACAAGGAAATTTACTAAGATCATTCTATTGCAATAACTGCTTACATTTAGGATATAATAACAATATTACTAACGTAAGAGCTGATAGTGTATATGATAGTTGCTGCGTAATAAGAGGTTCTGGAAACATATTAAGTAATTTAACATTTGATTATGTTGGCGAATATGTTTTTGATATTGATGGTACTGGTAGTGCTATCAATGGTGTCTACGGTGATAGATTCGGAATAAATCACATTACATATACATCTTCTGAATTGGACAATTTAGTATATGGAGAATATAACCCAACATGGTATATGGTAGCTTTTAAGCAAACTGCAACAGCAAATTCAACTTCTATAACAAATTTAGGTAAAACTGGAGGACTATGTAAATCTGATAATAATCTGTATGGTATTAATGGATTAATTAAATATAGAGGTGGTGCAGGCCAAAGAAATGTAGAAGCTATTAATTTTGGATTAATACCTAAAAGATTCTTTTATAAAAGGTCTTTTGGAACAGCTGGTGCCTGGTATACAGATGTTGCTCCTTTTGATATAGATGATTTTAGATTTTTGGTTTCAGTTGATGACCAAGGAACATATACAATAAAAAATAAATGTCCAATGACATTCACAACAGAATTTGGTGTAGTTAATGCTTTAAAAATGACACTTGAGTTTGATTCAAGCAATTTAGATGTTACTTATTAAAATAATGTAAAGGTAAAATAACTAATAAAAAAATAAAGTTAATGGTTAAAAGGAGGCAAATAAAATGTCAGAAATAAGAACATTAGGTCCAGTAGGTTTAAACCCTGTTGGTGAATATCAAGAAAATACAAGTTATGAGAGATTAGATTTAGTCTCTCATAACGGATCATCTTATGTAGCACTAAAAGAAACATTAGGACACGAAGTAACTGATACAGAATATTGGCAAAGAATAGCAGAAGGTGGTATACACATGAATTATGATGCTACTTTAAAAGCATTAAATATAGCAATAAATGGAATTATCAGTTATAATAGTGAACGAAAAGAGTTAAATATAACTACTGCTTAAAGGAGGAATTAATATGGCAGAAATAAATTATATAAATGGCTATGAGATAGCCGATGCACAGGCAAGAGAAGACATAGACAACATAGAAGAGACATATGCAACTGTTGCTCAATTAAATACTGAAACTACGTCAAGACAAAATGCAGATGATAATTTACAATCGCAAATAAATAGTTTAGCAAGTGGAAGTCCAAAAGGTGTATATTCAACTAAAGCAGCGTTAGAAGCTGATAATCCTGATACAGGTGTATATATAGTTACTGCAGATGGTCATATATATAGCTGGACTAAAAATGGAAGTAGTGCAATTGACTTAGGAATATATCAAGGAACAGGAATTGGTGAAAATTCTGTATCAATAAAATCTTTAAATGATAATTTAAAAAAATATATTAATTCTGCTCAAGAAAATATCATAAAAGGTGGAGATATAACAAAACTTCCATTTAATTTTATTAATGGTTATCATACTAATAATAATAATAAATTCAATTATAATAGTGATAATAAATGGTTAACAACAGGATTATTACCAATACAAGTAGATGGTTATGTTTTTTTAAAACCTAAATATGGTTATTTAATGAATTTAACATCTTATACATTTGATGGAACTGATTATGTAGTTAAGTCTAGTAAGGCATTTATAGATAAAGAAGTATTTATATCGGGTCTAGATAATGAATATATTGCTATTTCAATAAAAGAAAATAATCAAAGTAACAATTTAGATCCTAATAATATTTTTGATTATATAGAATGTAAAACAGTATCTAAATTAGATGAAATTAATAATTTAATTAATGGTTACGAAGGTTCATCTAATTCATATTCAGAAACACATCAAATTAATATTAATGATTTTGAAATTAGAGATAAAATAAAAAATTTATATATCGATAATGGTACAATTTCATTTTTGAATAATGATAGTGTTGTATATGGAGTTGTTGGAACTAAAAAAGATAAAATTGAGATAAATACATTAATTAATGGTGACGGATTTATTATTATAGGTGAAGATTATATTAATTATTATGGTGTTAGACTATTTAATTCCAATACAAAAGGAAAATTATATACAATAACTAAAGAATTAGCATCAGGAGGAGCTTTACCTACTACTGATTATTTTGAAGTTAATCAAGCATGGACTAATTTAACTCCTGCAAGCAAAATAAAAATGGTTAAAAACGGAAACACTCTTTCTGTATATGGAGATAATCAACTTTTATTTACTTATAATGATTGTAATTTTCTAGGATTAATAACAGCTTATACATTACAAACAAATTTTTCAAATTGTAATATTACTTTAAGTCATAATTTAGGATCAAAAGGTTTATGTGAAATTATCGAAAATTTAAAAAATAATCCTACTAAAAAAGAGATTTCAATTTTATTTGTTGGAAACTCATTAACACAAGATGGTATAGCATATCTTCCATATCTATTAAAAGAATATTATCCAGAAGTTAATTTTAAATTTTATATGTGGTATAACGGTGGCTATACTTTGGCTCAACATTATAATAAATTTATTAATAATAATGCATGTGAGATATTTTCAGTAGCTGAAAATAATGCTTCATGGACTAATTACAATAATAGTAAAACAATGTCTTATATATTATCTACTTATAAATTTGATATTGTATGTTTACAAGAATATTTTAACTATAAAGAAAGTTATACTGAAAATGATTTAACAGATTGGATTAATTGTCAAGAATATATTAGACAACATTATAATAAAAACTCATTAGAGTTTGTTGAATTATTTCATGCTCCTAAAAGGGATAATGCTACTAATATATTTAATGTTACTAAACAAGGAAATGATTTGATACTTCAAAAAACAATATGTCAAGATATGATACCTAATGGAATTGCTGTATATAGAGCTTTATCTACTGACTTAGATTCTTTAGGAGATCAAGGACATCTATCTCCAGATGGAACACATACACAAGAAGGTTTACCATGTTTATTGCAAACTTATGTAAGTTTATTATGGTTATTAGATAAATTATCAATAAATAAATCAATTTATGGATGTAGTTTAAGAATAACAACAGATATTTATAATACTCTTAATGTTCCTGGACCTAATTTGGGATCTGGTGTTATTACTGGTACAGATGAACAAAATATTTTAGCTCAAGAAGTTGCTATTAAAGCATATAAAGAAGGTAAAAAAGAAGTTATCGATAATTTATTTTAAAAATGAAATATAAATTAAAGGAGAAATAAAAATGACATATCAAGAATTTAAAAATAAGTACAACGAAAAATTTATAGATTATGATGGGAGCTATGGCAATCAATGCTGGGATTTAGCACAACAATACTTTACTGAATGTTTAGGACTACCTGATACAATTTTAAGTGGATGTGGATATGTAAAAAATATGCTAAAACCACCAAAAATCGACTTATTGTTACAATACTTTGATGAAGTTGATAGGCATACAATGGAAGCAGGTGATGTTGCAATTTGGAATTATAAACCAGGAGGACATATTGCTATATTTGATACTTATGATGGTCGAGCTTGGTATTTCTCACAAAATTATCCAGAGGGAACTAATTGTCATTTACAAATAATTCCTGAAACTAATTTGAGATCATTCAGACCTAAAAAGACACAGCCTCAAGTTACTCCAAACGTGGCAAGAGATGAGAGCAAAAATCAAATTGAAGTAAAAGTTAACAATTTAAATGTTCGTACGGATGGAACAACAAGTGCAGAATCAATTGGTGTTGCTAAAATGGGTTACTATGATTATTATGAAACTAAAGAAAATGATGGATATACTTGGTATAGAATTGATATGTTCCAGTGGGTAGCTTACAATGAAGAATGGATCAATGTACTACCAGCAAAGAAAGAAAATGAATATTATACTTTAAATTACAATGATATTTTAGAAAATGTTGCTAAAAAATATAATACTACTGTTGATGAATTGATGAAGTTAAATAAATTTAATTATCCTAATGATGAAAATATAGGACTAAGAATAAGAATTAAGTAAAAATTCAGGGGTAAAGGTTGAAGCTTAATTATACAAAACCTGAAGTAGAGAAAATAAAAAATAATGTTTTCTTTACCGAAGATGAAGAACAAATATTAAAGTATTGGCTATTAGATTATTCAATGACAAAAATAGCCGATATTATGAAATTATCAACAAGTACTATAAGCAGAAGAAAGAAAAATATATTAAATAAAATAGATAAAGCAAAGTCAGATATACTCTGACTTCTTTTTTTTGCATAAAAATTGATAAAAATGTAACAAAAACACGAAATAAACATGATAATTTCAAACCTTTTATAAGACTTAAAATTAAGTTGCAAAGGAGGAATTAGAATGTATGGATATAATCCTCAAACACTTGATATAGACAGACAATTACAAGAGGAAAGAAACAAAGTAGCTGAATTAGAAAGAAAAAAGATAGCTATGTACGCACAACCTACAATATTAAATCAGACTATACAAGCAGGTCCACAATCTAGTGGATATAGAAATGCAGAAAGTATAGATGATGTAGCTCGAGAAATGGTATTTTTAGACACTTTATTCGTTAATAAGGCATTTACTAACATGTGGCTAAAAACTCCTCAAGGGAAGGTTAAAACCTATCTTTTAGAGGAAGTTATACCTAAAGATGAAAAAGATTTAGAAATAGAAGCTTTAAAAAGTCAAATAGAAGCATTAAAGAAGGAGAAAATAGAAAATGCAAGTACAGACACAGGGGATTCTGCAACAGTTGAGAGCACAGTATCCTCAACAGTTTAACATGTTAGAAAACATGAGAAAAAACAGTACTCCAGAGGCTTTATTAAAAGAAACGCTAGGTAAACAAACTCCAGAACAAAGACAACAACTATATGCTTTCGCAAAAAGATTTGGATACTCTGATGATTATTTTCAACAAATAGAAAATTATCTAAAAAATTAGGTATCAACACAATGTGTTTGATATAAATAAAATTTAAGAAAGGAGAACAAATATGAACGGAAATGGAATAATTCCAACTATGGAAGTCGGAAACAATGGAAACAACGGCTGGGGTGGTAATATGGGAGAATGGATTCTAGGTATTATTGCTCTAGGAATGTTAGGAAATGGTGGGATGTTCGGTGGATTCGGAGGAGCAAATGGTGAAATGGCATTTATGTATCCTTGGATTGCTAACGGACAACAAGAAATCATGAACAACACTAACAACGGATTTGATACATTACATTTAAGTAATCAAGTTGAAGGTGTAAGAGATTCACTAGGAAATATAGCTACACAAATTTGTGGCTCAACAGCTGATATTGTTTCTGCAGTAAATACAACTGCATATAACGGTGAAATAGCTGCAGCTAATAGACAAATGGCTAACATGAATCAAAACTTCAATAACCAAATTTCTACATTACAAGGATTTAACGGACTACAAAAATCTTTAGATCAATGTTGTTGTGAAAATCGTTTAGCAACTTGTCAAACTCAAAACATAGTACAAAATGAAGGAAACCAAACAAGATTTGCTGATGCAAACAACACAAGAGATATCATTACTAATGCTACAGCAAATACTCAGGCTATCCTTGATAAACTTTGTCAATTAGAGTTAGATGCAAAGAACGATAAAATAAGCGATCTAGAGAGACAAAACTTAATGTTAAGTCTAGATAAATCTCAAACAGCTCAAAATGCATTTATTGCTCAAGGATTTAGCAATGAAGTTGATCAATTATACAATAGATTAAATAGTTGTCCAGTACCTACAACTCCAGTCTATGGAAGAACTCCAATATTCACATGTAATGGTAACAACGGATGTGGATGTGGAAATGGATATGGTAATTTAGTTTATTAATAGTAAGAGGTCGAAAGACTAACCTTTATGGAACTTGCTTAACGGTATTTAACCGTATTTAACGGAGAATAAGCAAGTCTTATTCTCTTTATTTTTGAAAGGAGTAAAAGATATGTTTAGTGTATATAATATTACAGAACAAACTGTTAGACCGGGAGAAGCAATAGTACTTGATGGAGTGAATTTTATACCTAATTGTGCAATTAGAACAGTTAATCGTGCAGTAAAAGCTGGTATTCAAAGAATTTCTGCAAGTGTTAATTCAACTCCAACAGTTGCAGGACAAATTGTATGGAATATAGAGGCAGATAACACTCCAATTCCAGGTGGATCAATTCAAACTCCAGGAACAACAGTAGGAACTTATGAAAATGGTAGTACAGAAGTAATTGTTCCAACAACTTGCAACACATCAATACAAATAGTAAATAATTCTGAAAATCCTGTAACAGTACCAGCACGAGGAGCTTCACTTGTAGTTAAAAGAGAAGGATAATGAGAAGTAATTCTGTAGATGTAGCATCTTTGATTTTACAAATAATAAATTTAGAGATGCTACTTAAAGATTTCAATAATAGCGATTTAATGAAAGAATTGCAAACAATAAGAGAACAAAATAACAAAATTATAGAACTTCTAGAAGGGAGAGAATCCAATGGAAGAGTTAATAAATAAACTTTGTGAATATATAGAAAAAGCAGGTTCAATGAACTTAGATGCAACAGATAAAAACGAATTATCCACAGTTGTAGATATTTACAAAGATTTGAAGGAGGTAGAAAGTATGAATAATAGATACGGACATGAAGCTTATGGAGAATATAACGAATACAATAACTCATACGGACGTAGAGGAGTAGATTCTCGCTATCGTGGAGATGATTACATGGATAGTATGAGAGGAAGCTATAGAAATTACGAAGAAGCTAGAAACGAGTATAATAGAGGTAATTATGGAGCTAAAGAAGATGGCTTAAAAGACCTAGAATATATGATGCATGCTGCTATGAAATTTATAAAAATGATAAAATCAGAAGCAACATCTCCAGAAGAACAAGAAATTGTTAGAAAACACATTGAAATGATTAAAAATGTTTAAATACTATAATGCGAACAGTCTAGGAAAATTCACAAACGATTGCACTATACGTGCAATATCTTTAGCAGAAAATAAAACATGGGACTACACATACAATAAAATGAGTGATTTAGCACAAGAATATGGCACTATGATGGATGATAGAAATTTTGTAAGACACTATTTAGATTCCAACTATAAGAGAGTTCCATACCTTCCTTATAGTGTTGGAGAAGTAGCAGGAGAATACCCTGATAAAGTATTATTAATCACGATGGATGGACATATTGTGTGCAGTCGATATGGTATTGTATATGATAGTTTTGATTGTAGAAAACGTGTTGCAGAAGATGCTTGGATAGTAAAATAAAAGAGGTTCAATACCTCTTTTTATATGTAATTAAATCTATGGACCAGTTAGAATAGTGTCTTTTTAAATAAGATTCTATTTTATTTTTAATATGTTCAGACAATTCCTTAGATTTACCGTTATCATAATTATTATGACATTTTAAACATAAAGTGACAATGTTTTCTTCGATACCCAAACCACCGTGTGCTCTAGATAAAAAATGTGCATTAGGCATGGCATAAGGACTACCACAATTAATGCAATGATGATTGTCTCTTTCCCATACTTTTTTCTTTACATTCATTGAAATATCACAAGCTTTGCTTCTATTTGATTTCATAAAATTAACTCCTTAAAAATTTTTTTCAAAAAAAGTATTGACACATCACTATGTGTAATGGTAAGCTTATATTGTCAGCACGATACGTGAGGACAAATAGTTAAAAAAATGATATCAAATACTAGCTAGGTACTACCTTTGATATCATATAAATTCAAAAAAAGATGTTTCAATTTCTTTTTTCGATACTTATTATTTTAACATATAGTTTATTAAAAGAAAAGAGGTGATTTTATGAAGAGAGACTGGCTAGTATCTCATAGAATGAAGAAAAAGTTAACGCAGCAAGAAGTTGCGAATAAAACAGATATAAGTGAATCAACTTATAGATCTTATGAACTAGGTTGCAGATTACCTAGTGTAAAAAACGCAAAAAAAATAGGAAATGTTTTAAAATTCGATTGGCGTAAATTTTATGAAAACGAATAGTTAAAAATAATTTTGTGCTACAAGACCTCTTTAGAATTGGAGTCCCCCTTTAAATAAAAAATTGCATAGTCACTCCTTAATATATAGATATAAATCAAATAGTAAAATATAACTAAATAAGTCATTGCTCTGATTCTAGAGGGGTTTTGTAGCACAAGAGAAAGGTTAAAAATGAAAAGTGAGAGAGAGTATATAAATTTTTTAAGAAGTTTTTATGATTCTATAGATGAATTAGAAGATGAAGACAGACTAAAAATGTATGATGCTATTTTCAAATATTCTTTCGAAGATGGATATGAACCAGATTTCAAAGGCATAAATAAAAGTATCTGGATGCTTATAAAACCTATACTAGACAAGAGTTTCATAAATTACAAGAACCGAAAAAAAACGAATTAAAAACGAATTTGGAACGAAATCAAAACGAAATAATAACGAAATATAAATTCGATATAAATTCGATGTTCAAAAATTTTCATATAGGAAAAAGGATAAAGGAAAAGGAATAGGAAAAGGAATATATATGTGTTGTGTAAATAGAGTAACATAGTATATTAAGGTATATAGTAGATGGATATAAAAGAATTTACAAAATACTGGAACATTATGAAAAGAAATTATCAAGACAAAACACACACAACAGAAGATTTAAAATACTATTATTCAATTTTATGTAAGTACACACATGATGACTTAATTAAAGCTTTTGAAAAAGTCTTGAAATTTCAATCATATTTTCCAAGAATAGATGAAATAGTAAAATATTTACCAGGGAATAAGGAAGAAAATACTCCAACATGGATGAGTAAACCTATTACAGATGAAATAAGTGAAAAGGAGTTAGAAGAGTTAGAAGATATCGTAAAGCAGCTAGGAGGATGACAGATGTTTGTAAGCTTTGTTGATGAGAATTTATACAAAAAGAAAGAAAAGGCATTACGCAAGTATTTTATGAAGTGTTATAAGCATTTAATATTTGAAGTAGTACCAAAATTAAAAAAACCAGGTAAAAAGGATGGCAAATACATTTATGATTTACCAACAGAGGATTTATTTGAAAAAGTCTATGGTAAAATACAACTTATATTTTCAGTAAAAAATGATGTGGCAATTATTGAAGACATCGTACCTGGAAAAATATTAGAAGCTTGCTATATGAGAGAACTACCAATTTACAAAGGTGTTCCATATAATACAAAAAAAGATTTGTTTAAAAT